CTTCACCACGGCCGTTCCCGGTGCCTGTTTGTGCCGGGTCGCCCATTGTGCGGCACCCCTGACACGTCCGCCGATGGCCTTGGCCGCGTTGATCCACGAACCCTTGGCGAAACCGACACGCTTCTGGATTTTGGCGATATAGGAATCGAGCGCCTTCGGGCTGGTGACGATTTGCGCGGGCTTCCTGCGCTTCACGTTGGCGTTCTTGCCTGTCCTGCTTTGCTGGTGGATCTTCGGATCAAGGCGACCTACGGAGAGATCCTTCCAATTGGAGTTTGATGCCTGGAGTGTCTTTTCCGCCTTGGAGAATCGCCGGTTCTGGATGTTAGCCCAGAATCTATCAGCGGCAGCGGGGTCCAGCAGTCTCATGGTGTCATATGCATCGGAGGGCAGGGCGAACACTTTCACAATATCGCCCGCCACCGCCTTTTCCCCGCGCTTCTTCGCCTTCTCCGAAAACCCGAAGGGCCGGGTATTGCGTGCCAGTTCAACCGCCAGTCCGCGTGCTTCCTGTTTCACCAGGGATTCGAGGGTGCGGCCCACTTTTTCAGGATAGCGGTTGAGCAGGCGTGCCACGTCGCTGCCGCCCTTCATCTTTGCGGTGAATCTAACGAATCCGTCACTCATCGGTGGTGGAGAGGCTGAGTGTTAGAAGCGGTGAGCGTGGATGACTGGAAACCTGCGAGATACGGTATTCCGTGCCGTCCACCTCGATGCGCTCGCCGAATTTCGGCAAGGTGTTAGGGAACGCCAGCTTCGGCACCCGCAGGCTGAGATCGGGCGATTCCACGAACCCGCCCATCTCAATTTGCTGGTCGCGCTTCACGCGGCTGACTAGCACAAGCAGGTCGAGTCCCTGCCAGCGTGCTTTCACGCCGTGTTCTGATAGTAGCTGCCGTAGGTCCGATAGAATTTCAGATTCAAGTTCCATGTCTGGGCGTGCCTGTCAATCAAGCGCCGCGACTGTCACGGGTCAGCGGCTCAAGCGCGTAGTCAATTCCTCTGCTTGCCGGGAAAACTTGCTCGGATTGGTCCGCTTGAGCCTCGCGAGGTTTTCGAGTTTCCAGCGGATCGCGGGCATTTGTTCACGCTCGGATTCATCAGGCGTTCAGAATGAGTGTGCGACCGTTCTGGAGTCGTTTGATCCAGCGTTTGGTTCCCAGTTTGGTTGTGGCGGATTCACGGGCGGATGCGGCCCACGACAGGCCGAATTCTTCCGCCCATAACACACAAAGGCGCACGGCCTTGATCATCCGGCAGTTTTCCAACAGAATTCCGAGTTCGCGTGCGCGGAGATTTCTAACATTCTCCATGATGCCACGCGCTTCCTCCACTTCCTGCCATACGCCGACTTCGCTGAGCATTTCCAGCAATGCCCGTTCCGGTGCCGACACCAGCGGACCGTCGGGCGACTCTGGCATTGGAGCAAGTCCAAAGCCCGCAGGTAGCGCGCTTTCAAACAGACGCGGCGCGCTGTAGCGGGCCGGAAAGCGTGTCCGAAACCAGTCTGGCAGCGTAGCCTGACCATTTCCCCATAAACACAAGGTTTCCTTGTGGGCCAGGTTCTGCTGGAAACCATGCCATGTCAGCGCGGTCTTGGCAGCCACATGCAGCCCTTGGATTCTTGCAGACAGGAATTTGAGCGACAGGTCCCGCGCCAGTTCGTCGCCGGCGAACATGAACACTCCCCATCCCAGTCGCACCAACCACCCCGCGTTGACGTAGTCGTGGGCAAGAGCCGATGAAACTCCGAAACCGCGCAAGGTGGCGGAATCAAAGGGCATTCCCCGTGGCTGGGAGGTCTGAAGGTTTCTGATTATGTTGCCTGCCATAGGTCAAGTTCCGCTTGAACTCTGCCATCCAATGTAATCAATGGCAAGAAAAATGTTTATTTTGCATGCCAAAAATTAAGTGGAGCTTGATTTTTTGCGTATAATTCAAACAAAACACCCCCTCCGGTTGCCCGGAGAGGATGTCCACGAACCCTGTTATGCCAATGCAGGAGAATCAGGAATACTCGCCGGCCACCAAATTGATGCGGCAGGCGGACGTGCCGTCGAGTTCGATCAGGACCGGGCCTTCATGCACGACGAACACGGTGGCCGCGTTGGCTTCCTTGGTGGCCGCGCCGACCGGGATCTGCGCCTTGGCGGCCATCAGGTGAACCGTGTCGCCGGGGGCCAGCGCCAGGCCGAGGTTTGCCGTGAGCGTGATCGACACCCCGGCCTGCACCGAGGTCACCACGCCGCGCACGCCGGTTCCAGTGGCTAACGAGAACAGCACGACCACGTCGTTCGCCGCCGCCCCGGAGTAGGGCACGCAGTTCACCACTGCCTGGTTGGCGGCGCTGGTGGCGGTGACGACCGTGGATGCGGTCGGTGCCTTGAAGGTGAGCAATGAGGCCGCCTTGTCGGAGGTGGCGTTCACATACTGGACTCGCACACGGTCGCGCCCGCCTGCGGGAATGACGACGTGGCTCAGGGTGGATCCGGCATTGCCGGTTTGGCTGAATGGGAGCATGGCTTTGGTTGTTAGGTTGGGGATTGGTTATGGTTTGACGATGCGCTTGAGGGCGTCGGTTTTGCCGATGGTGAAGCCGTAGAGGCATTCGAGGGTGACGAACACCTTGTTGGCGCGGGTGTCGGTGAAGCGCAGGTAGCCGAAGGTCATGCCGGTCTGCGGATCGGTGACGGCACCGGCCTGTTGGTAGTCGGCGACCGGTTGGAGGTAGCGCATGGCCACCGCAATCGCGCTCGGGTGAACCGCGAAGCCGACGAGCTTTTCCGCGTGGTCGGACGGGATAACCACCGTTTCGTGGAGGTCGAAACCTGCCAGACGCTTGACCAAACCCTCGGTGACGCCGGGGGCGCTCAGGTTGAGGTTGAAGCTCTTGGCCACCACGTCGTCGGCCAGCAGGTTGGTGTAGTGACCGGCGTCGAGCACCAGCGAACGCGGAGACGCGGGCATCTTGACCGCACCGCAGGCTTCGCGCAGGCCGAGTACCTTCTTGTAGTCGAAGCTGGTGGCAGCGAGCGCGGGGATGCCCGGAGTGCCGAAGTTGGCCAGGGTGATGACCGTCATGATGTCGAGCAACACGTCCTGAGCGAGTTGTTGGGAGGCGGTTGCCACCAGCGTGTCCAACAGGTCCATGGCGGTCTCGGACGCCTCGCGGGCGGTGACGTGGACCGTCTTGAACTTGTGCCGGTTGAGCGTGACCGGGATGGTCGTGACGGTGGAATCCGCGTTGGCGGTGTAGTCACCGGCGAAGTCGCTCGAACCGGACGGGGCACCGATCAATGGAACACGCACGGTGTCGCCCTTGTCGGAAGGTTGCGGGCCGAAGTTGGTGGAGAACGACGTGACGGGCATCAGGTTCGCGGTGAAGGGCATGAGCGCCTTCTGGGCGACCTTGATATCTTTGACGTTGGTTAGAGTGTTGGACATGGCGGGGTGTTAGGCTTGGTGTTTGAGAATGAGGGCTTGTTGTTCGGGCGTGAGCTTGCGCCAGAAGACGGTTTGCGCGGTGGGATCGGTGATCGCTGCAAACTGCGCGTGAAGGTCGGCGGCTTGTTGTTGGTCGCCTGCGGGAGTGACGCGGGCCGGAAGCGTGGTGCCGGTGGAGGCGACGACCCGGGCAACCTCGGTCTGGACGCGGGTGTCGAAATCCGTCTGCGATGCCTGGAGTTGAGCAACGCGCGTTTGCAGGGCGGTGGCGTCGCACTGCGCCGCCTGGAGTTGGGCAACACGGGTTTGCAGGTCGGTGGCACTGGTGGTCGCCGTATCGCGCTCGGACTTGAGCGTGTCGATTTCGGCGGTGAGCAATCCGACTTCGCCGCGCAGCGAATCAAGATTGGTGGAGGCTTCGGCCAACAGGTCGGCTTGGGCTTTGTAATCCCGCTGGAGGTCGGCGACCTGGGTGCGGGCATCGGCTAGCATGTCTTCGAGTGATGCGTTCATCGCACGGGATTGCGTGTCAACCGACGCGTGATACACCCGCAGGCGGCGCATGGCTTCGGCGCGGTCCGGAACCATGCCCGCCAGGTTGAATCGCTGGGCCTGCCGACCGCTGAAGGTTTGCCCTTCCATCGCCTCGGCGGGAATCGAACGCCCCCGCGCCAGCACGGCCGTATGAAATTCCTGTGCCGTCTCGGCGATGTTGGAACGGATGAGTTCACGTTGATCGTCTGTAAGGGGTGTGCCGGGTGCGCCCATCGCCTTGTATTTGCCAACGGCGAACACCTCCACCTTGATCCCCTCGGCATCGAGCGCGGCGGTGTCATCGATCACCGCTTGGACGACTCCGATGGATCCGACTTGCGCGGATGGCGTGGCGTAGATGGCGCGGGCCTGGCTGGCGATCCAATAGGCCGCCGATGCCATCAGGCCGGAGGAGAACGCATAGACCGGCTTGCGTTCGTTGATAGAGGCGACGGTCGCCGCCAGTTCTGGTGTGCCGGCCACGGTGCCGCCGGGCGAGTCGATGTCGAGAAACACGGCGCTGATGTCGTCACGCTGGCCGGCCTCACGCAGGGCGGCGCCGACTTCCTCGGAGTCGGTGGCGCGGAACAGCACGCGGGCGAAGATGTCTGGCTTGCGCAGGATCGGGCCGTCGATGGCAACCACTCCGATGCCGTCCTCCACACTTAAGAGCGGGCTGGACTGGCTGGGTTGGGGTAGAGCGGCACCGCGATCCAGGAACGAACGGGATGCTGCTGCCATCGAACGCAGGGCTTCTGGCTGGATTAGCCACTCACGACTTTGTAGGAAAACCGGATTCACGCCCTGCTCCCGGTGTCAACGCGGTTCACCGGAGACGGCGTTCGCTCGCGCTACCAGCCGCCTCCGGCGTTTTTCCTATTCGACCGCTGCGCGCGTTTCCGGCAGCACTCGCGACATCCCGCTGGTCCCTGAACCCGGCACCGCATGACAGCGGGAATTCCGCCGCCATGATCTCACCGAAGGGAAGGCTTTACATGCCCTCAAGGGCCTGGCAACACGGAAGCCGATGTTGTTGTTCTCGTTCGACGGGTCGTTGTTGTTGCGGTTCGAGGAGGCCAGGTTGTTGTCGTTGTTGTTCCAGGAGCCCCCACGCAGCCCGCGCGACGAGCCGGACATTTTCACGCGGGATGCCGCACACGTTTTCTGCCACCCAGCACCGCCGCCCGCAAGCGCCAACTGTCCGCATGGCTCACATGGCCGATCCATGAGCGCACGCTCGCCCCGATTTCCACCACCGTCCCGCTCTCCTTCAACCGCCCCAAGCGGTTCACATACCGCCTCACGCTTGCCCCGCGCACCTTGATCCGGCCATTGGCATAACACACGAACCCGCAGAAATCCGCGCCTTCCCGATCCGTCCTACAAACCCGGTATTTGTCAGGGTGGATTGTTAGCCGAAGGGCTTTCAGATACGCTCTCGCCTGTCGGCCCCACTCTCGTGCCTGTTCCCGGCTCTCCGCAAACAACAGGAAATCGTCCACGTAGCGCACATAACCCTTCACTCCCAGTTCATGCTTCACGAAATGATCGAAGCCGTCCAGATGGATGTTCGCGAAAAACTGGCTGGTCAGATTCCCGATAGGCAGACCGTGCCGCCGCACCCGACAATCAAACAAGTCCTCAACCCATTCCATTTTCCGGCCATCATCATGGCTGTCGAGAATCCTCCGGATCAAGCCCAATACATTCGCGTCCGCCACGGTCATGCCGATGCGTTGCAGCAGAATGTCATGGTCGATGCTGGCGAAATACCGCCGCAGGTCACACTTGAGCACCACCGGGAAGCGTCGGGCATATTGTGCGCAGCGCCGCACTCCGGCGTGGGTGCCCTTGTCTTTCCGGCAGGCGAAGCTGTCCTCGATGAATTTCCTCTCGAAGAGCGGCTCCAACACCCGCACCAACGCGTGATGCACCACCCGGTCCCGGAACGGTGCCGCCGCCACCCGCCGCAACTTCGGTTCGTGAATGTCGAAATAAGTGTAGGGGCCGGGCCGCCAGGTGTCCGTGGCAAGTTGCTCGTGCAGGCGCACCGCGTGCGTCTCCCAACGGGCATGGAAGCGGGCGGCGGCGGCTCTGCTCATTTTGCCACGCATGGCCGTGCGGGCGGCTGCCATCACGTTTTCCAACGAGCAGACCTGCGGGTGGAGGTTATTGTAGGTGTGCGCCATGGCCGCTATTCCTGCGCCGCTGCGCCACTACCACGGCTTTTCAGCCAGCCACCGACCATCCGGCCACACTCATTGAGTTGCAGTGCGCTGAACTCGAACTGCTTCGGTGCCAGCAGCTTGCGGTCATGCGCCATGCGGATGATCCAGCGCGTCATCTCAATGCCTTCGTTCGCCTTCACCAGCAACTCCACCTTGTCCTTGGCATAACTGGCCTTCACCAAGGACTCCAGCACGTCCATCACATGATTGGACAGCCGCTGGCCGAGAATGAAGCGCTGGCTCTTCGGAAAGCTCTCCACCCGCTCTAACACCCATTTGGCGTAGGCATACCATTTCACCAGAACAATGGGTGCGTCTGATCCGGGTGGTTTCATTTTTCAGAAAAAAATCGACCGCCTGCGGCGGCGTGTTGTAGCGGCGCTCTGTGAGCGTCGCAGCCCATGAGAAGAGAAACGCCTTTGCCACACAAAAGCAACGACGGTCATAGACCGCCGCTACAATTCAAAGGGCAAAGGGATAAAGAATTAAAGGGAAACCTTGCCACGTCTGCGCAGAAGCAAGCCGCTGGAGACGAGGGCGAGTGTGGAGAGCAGCGACGCTGGTTCAGGGACCGCAGCGAGTTCGCTGCTGGCAACACGGAAGCCGACGCCGTCGTACTCGCCCGACGGGACGGAGTTGCCGCGGGCCGAGGAGGCCAGGGTGCCGCCGTCGTCGGGCCAGGCGCCCCCACGCAGCCCGCGCGACGAGCCGGACATATCGTTGGTCCCAGAATAGTTCGTTTCCATCCATTCCCAGACGTTGCCGCCCTGTCCCATCGTGCCGTATGTGCTCAGACCACCCGCGCTGGTGATGTCGGCAGGGCTGGATTGCCCGTTATAGACTGCTGTTCCCGAAGCAGTCCCGCTGGCCACCGCCGTAGGTACGCTGTCGCTGCCGGTCGCGTAGTCCCAATAACCGGCACCGCCAGTCTTGTTCGGATCATAATACGCCGCCTTATACCACTCGTTCTCGCTCGGCAGGAAATACTTCGCGTTGCTATTGCGGAAGGGATTAGCGGCGTTGTAGCCGGCATCGCCGCTGGCCCAGAGGGCGATGTTGTCGTTCACGCCGCTCGTTGTGAATTTGTAAGCCGCCACCGAGCCGCTCGATGCATTGAGCCAGTTCACAAAGCGTGCCGCCTCGTTCCAAGAAACCGACGTGGCGGGCATGTCGGCAGTGCGACTGGTGTAGGTGATGCCGAGACCCCCAGCAGTGTTCGCTTTGGAGACCATGTCAACGCTCACCTCGTAGCTGCTCATCCGAAACGCGTTGGCCACCCCGCCATACCCCGCAGGGCTAGTGTCATTCGCATTTCCAGGGTTGCCGATGTCCACGAAATTCATCGTGAAGGCATTTCCTCCAGTGCCAAACGTGTCGATGCTGAGCGAGGCCGATGCTGTGGTGACGAGCGAAGCGCTGACCAGAACGGACAGCCCGAGTGATCTAATGATGGGATGTTTCATAGTGATTTGCATATAAGACTCCGCATTTTGTGCCCCCCCCCGCGCCGCGAGTCAATGACATTTTCCGCCAGGCCCAATTTATTTTCCGCCCGGTTGCACCGTCACCGCCGAACCCGATGGCTTCCACAGCATCTCCACCGGCACGCCATACTTGGCCGCCGTTTCAAGAATCAGCTTCGCATCACTGGCGCGGCGTTCGATTTCCTCGCCAAAATCCGCCCCCAACTCCTGAAAGTGATCGCTGAGGGTTTTCAGTCCCATTTCAACGTCGGCGCGGTTCTGTTGGGCTTCGCGACCCGCATCGACGGTGACCCTTTTCGGCGGAACGGAACTGATCTTCCACCATCCCGCGATAGGCGGCAACAGGCCGCGGCTGATGGCGTCGCCGATCACGTAGGCCCACACCGGGCGGATGAAGCGCCGTTCAAGGATCATTTGGCGGAACGAAAACCGACGATCCGCCTTGGCAACCACGAGTCTAACACCCGCGCCGCCGATCTTGCTGGAATCCGCCGCGAACTCGAACGGGATCATGCCAAGCGCGGAATCGCGCCGCAGGTGTTCAAGAAACCCGGTGAAGGTTGGACTCGGGCGATTTGACTGGAAGCTGTCTAACGATTCGTCCGGCTTGAGGGCAACCAGCTTGCCGCCGACGATGCGCTGGAGCGATACCGGATCGGTCGCGTCACTGGCACCTCCAGCGCCCCCGGTCCCGCCCACCACGAAGTCGCCGTTGTCGTCGATTTCTCCGCGTGCTGTTTTGAGAATGCGGGACACGTCGGCGTTGTCCTTGACCGCGTGTTTCTCCAGCGCCAGCAATTCCATCTCATCGAGGACATGATTGATCGAATGTTGGATTGTCGGATGCGCCCGCACACCACCCGCCCATTCCGGCTCGAAGAGGTGCAGCAGCGATTCAGCCAGGATGTCGCGGGCTTTCCCACCATCTTCCAACACCCGATAGAAAACAGGTGCGCCCCATGCGTCGAGACCCACGCCGTCGATGGTGTCCTTGGATCCGAACTCGTCGCCGATGCGGTGGGACTCGATCAGTTGGATGCGCGGCTCGCCATCCGCATCGCGGGTTTTGTGAACGAAATACTCGCCGTCGATGTCCATGCCCCGGCAGACGAGCGACTGGCATTCCTCAAATGAAAACCGCCGCGTCACCTCGCAGCGGGCCGACCACAGGGAAAAGTAGTCTTCGGCGGCGCGGTTCCATTCCGGCTTGGCCGATTGCGCCTGGACGCGGATGCCGTCGCCGGTGGAATAGATCGCCATATTGCCGACCAATTCCCTAACAAAACCGCTGTTCTTGTGGAGGTAGCGCGACTTGCGGACCAACTCGGTGCGCACCCCCGGCGTGAGGTCATTGCGGGCGTCAGTCGGCGATGCACCCGGCACCGTGCCACGGCGGGGCGACCAGTTCGCCGACTCAAAAGGAGAACCCCATGCCTTTGGGACAAGGATCGGGGGTAGCAAACGCAGGGCGATAGATTTGAATCGGTTCATTTGGGGAGATAGCCGTCGATGAATGAGGTGACCGCGATGCGGGGTTTGCCATAGGTGGCCGGATCGAGGATGCGCAACGCGTGACCGCATTCCTCAAGGACTTCCGCGACGGACATGGTGAACTGCTTGGAGACCGACGTGTCGGCATCGTTCCAGTTCATGATCGTCTTGCCCTCCAGCAGCA